ATAAACAAATGGTTCATTATGTTTACCGGAGCGATCGATGTAACAGATTCTTACTATTGGGTTTGGCTTTAGTATCTCGGCTTGAACTAGACCTAACGCGTATAAATGAACCTGACGTAGATGAGATAGTTCGGCACCAACTCGGCGACGATAATCAAGATCACCAACAGTTTTAAAGTCAGTTACTGAATTCTCTACAGGATCGATTTCATCCGCATGGCCAACCATAGTTGCACCATTTGGTAATTCAATTTCGATATCTATTTCATGGAGTAAGTGTGGATTGCGCTGACCTCGCCCACGTTCTAATCCTTGATGGATAAACGTACCGATAATAGCTGCTGCGTTAGATTTACGATCAGTCATCGGAGTACCGACAACAATGTGACGAGCGCGTTCTCTACACACCATATCGGATGGACCAATGATCCCACTTACAGATTGCTGTGATCGCGCTGAGTTTTCATCAGCCTCGGCTAGATCTAACCAAAACTTACTGGCGTACTCATTTGAATCCATGCTCGACCTTTTCACAAAATTGACAGGTGTAACCGATGTACTTCCACGATCCACATGAGCAACGTATTACGTCAGCATCTTTACTCATCGTCTTTTGCTTTTCGATCTCGAATTACTTGTTTAATCCCGCCGGCTTCAAGTGTGACTACTGGCGCTTCAGGTTTCTCATCGTCAATAATTGCGCGTACTACAGAAGAGGTACTGCCATTGTTGTAAAGAGATAATCCAAACTGATCACCAAGATTAATGGCACAACGTTTGAAAGCTTGTGACTCAGCAGTTTTAATTGCCATGTCATGAGCATCTGCACGTGATGGATTGTTTTGTGAATCTCCAACTGCAGCTTCGGTATAGATAGCGTTATCACCAAGATTGCCGTCGATGATAGTAAGTTGCACTGTTGCGCGATATGCCACAGTCCAGCGAGTCTTACCATCTTTTTCAATTGATGTTTCAAATATTGGTTCAAGGTTTACTAACTCTTGAGACCAGTTACCGAAACCAAATATGCGAATTAAGTGAGCGCGAACATCGTAGGCTTCTAAATGAGCAAAGCCTTTTCCATCTTTACCTACGCGCTGTGGGTTAATTCCCTTTAATAATTGTTCGTGTTGTCTGTTAGATAATTTCATGTTGTTGAACTTCCTCATACGAAAAGGCCATTTTCAACGCTTGTAGCGCAGCTTCACGATCAATTGTTGAAAGTGAAAATAGGATGTCATCTAGCATGATGTCTGAGTCAACGCCCAGTATCGCTTTGAATACACCAAATAATGTTTCATGTTCGCTTAGGTCAAATTCTTTATCTGCCCATGCTTCTTCACGAAGATTATCTATATCAATTAGGCCCTCGATTGAGGATGTTTTTAACAAATATTTTGCAGCGCGCATACGGCGCTCCAAGCTTTCTTGAACTACTACTTCCATAACTACTGCTCCTTAGCATCTCCAGCAACCTAAATTGCTAATGCGAATCTACTCTATTGGGCAGACATGTCAACTTGCAAATAGGGGTGTGTCGCCACCAAAATAAGGATATGGACCTAAAAGATTACGTATTTATAGATGACCCGATGGAACGACTAAGGAAACTTAACCAGAAAATACGTGAGGATCAGCGCGAAATCATTGAACTTTCGCCATTGCGCAATGCAGCTTTGATTGAGTGCCATGAGGCCGGAATCCACCCAACCGAGATCTGCCAAGCAGCTGGGTTCACTTTAGCCAGAATGAGGAATATCTTCCGGCAAGTCGGATATAAGCCAAAAGTTAATTACAAAGAGAACCAGAAGGCTACTCAGTACAAGCCTAATACCAGTGCTTCTTTTGGAAATGACTCCAAGCACCACATGGAGTCTGGTAACGATTAGCTATGTAACTTAATCCCCAGCGGATTTGAGTTTCAGGATTAGTTTGCCAGTCATTGCCAGCGCTAGCCATTTTATTTGCGGGTAATGATTGTGGAATACCAAATGCTCCAGATGATCTATTAAGCGCTCGGTAGTTCCAACCTGATTCAGCGTTCCACAACGGCTCTAAACAGGCGAATTGATCTGAGTTCCAGCCGTAAGTATCAAGCATGAAACTACTTGCGTATGCGCGTGATGCGCTGGTATCAATACGTGTGCGAGAAACCTTTTTAACTTTTTTAGGTAAAGGTTCTGGTTTGGCTTGCGCCGGAGTACCGCTAAATAACAGTAAAGCCGTAACGCTTACCAAGCTCAGCCAGCGAAGTTTTGCCTGGCTTACCGTCTGCTGCTGATCCTTTGTAACCAAGCTTTTCCTGCCATCTCTTATACGCAGCTGTAGTCTGCGGTCCGAATTTGCCATTAGGTACAAAGCTTGCACCAACTATATCAACCAGCGCGGATTGCACTAATTTAATATCATCTGCATTACCCTTTTGGAGTCCTGCAAAACTTAGAACTTTTGTAGTTTTAGGCGATGCTGGTTTAGCAACTGCCACTACCTTAGCCACAATACTAGGCTTCTTAACAATTGGGGCGTTAGGATCAACGATTCCAGCAATTGTGAGAATTGGATGAGCAACGTCATTGCCATAACGGAATGGCGCTATGCGTGTCTCTAAATGTAAGTGCGGACCTGTGGAGTTTCCAGTATTACCTGACAGCCCTAATTGAGCGCCAGCAGCTACTTCTTGACCATTAGTCACTTCTTGCTTGGACATGTGGCAGAACCAGTCTTGGTACTTAACACCATCATGTTCGTAGGCAACAACCACTACTAGACCGTAGGACTTGTCGTTTAGAAGGCTTACCTTGCCGTTAGCGACCGCAAATAGCGGAGTGCCTACTGGCATACCAAAGTCTATTCCCGTGTGCCTTTTGGCCTTATAGCGAGTATTTGGACGACCCCAAGCTTGAGTAACCCGAGGACTCTTTACTGGATCTGCCATTACGCTAGATCGTCCGGTACTGGAGCAATTTCTTCAACATCAGAGAAGGCTGAGTTAATTTCATCGTCAGTCAAAACGCCATCTTCTTTGTAAGCCTTGGCTAGTTCTTCAATAACTTCTAGAACGCCTACACCAGCTGCCATAGCAGCGTTTTTAATTGGCTCTACGCCAGCAAAGGAACCAACGGCTAACATACCCGAAACCTTCATAACTACAGTAGCTGCAATCCTTTTGAGGATTTCTTTAAATTGGTAGAAAGTCATTTCGGTCCTTTGGTAAGCGTTACTTATATTTTACCAAATAAAAAAGCAGTCTGAGCTTCCCCTCTCAGACTGCTTTTCTTAGGATCACCCTATAAGTCGATGGCCTCCCTAGCAAGCCCAATGTAGGCTGCGCCATCTACCCAAGAATCTTCCCAAGCCGGATCTTGGTTTCCACGTACTAATTTTAAAACCGCCATCATTGATTGAACTTGATACGGCGCTATTGGTTCACCCATACCAAGTAAAGCTGCCCAAGCCATTCCTACTCTGCGCGCTGTTTCCGTTGCGTTGCCATAAGAATCTTGTCTAGCGCCATTGATTAATGCTTCAGCACTCTCAAATACACTTGTTGCTTTTTCGTACACTACAACACCTCCATGTCGCTCCAGTTACGTTTATCGTGATTGCCGACAAGCATACTTAATGTTCCTGGAGTTGACCATACACCAGCCATATCTAAGAACCATTTGCTACCCCCGTCTAGCGAAGGACATTGCCAACGCCACCAAGGACCCATGTCCTCGCCTTTGACGTGATGCTTGTGAGCAGTGAACCAAAGTCTAGGCTCAGTTCCATGTTCCCGCAACAAACGAATTGACTGCGAGCGCAACCAGTCTATTTCTTTACCGGAGATCTTGTGGCCATGTGTAAATGCAGTTGGCACTCCAGATACTTCATGTTGAATAGTCATTTCATCATGCGGAATAATCCACTTGTCTACATGATCTGATCCAGCAAAGATACGTTGTAAAGTGTCAGCAAGAAAAGCATCAGCGCTGTCGCTGTCTGATGTAACTTGTTTTCCACCGCGTCGCATCCATTCACCATGATTACTAATTACGGATAAGAATGTAGTGTGATCAGTTAATGGAGCAAGTCTTTTAATACCTTGGGTCCATAGATCTAGTGCCAGTAGTAACTGTTCGCGCTGGGTTAATTCAACTGTAAACAATTGGGACGCATAGTTACCATCGCAACCTTCAACTGGATCACCCATGTTTGCAATAACTAATCCTTCGATGTTTTTACCCATCTTCTTTAGCTGCTTAATGCGCTGTTCAGTCTTTTCAAATGATTCTTCAACGCGATCAATAGTTGCTATTACGCCACCGCCAGCGCTCTTACCAAGCTGCCAGTCTGCCCAGTGAACAACAAAGCTGCAAGGTTCGCCAAGTCCGTTACCTAACGTACGTTTAATTGGCTTCCAGTCTTGTACGCGTGACCTTAATTTATTGAACTCATCTTCAGATACTCCAGCGCTCATGCGACGTTTAAAAATAGCTTTATAGGAGTACATCCATACGATATCTCGATCGCCATTTTCTAGACGTTTAGATTGTTGCCACTTGGACATTCGAACCTTGTCGCCTTCAACCATAAATACATCTGGATCTAATCCAAACGATTTAAGAATAGGAGTCCAGTCCTCAGCGATAGGTTCGGTTAATGCACCGGTAGTAAATTCGCCACCATCAAGTCCCATTTCAAGATGACTCTTAGGAGCGTTTTCTTCGGTTAAATTTTCTAATTTATCTTCTAGGCTCATCAGATCTCCATGTGATTCTGTCGATGACGAAAAACGCTATTGGAGGATACGTCATGACCTTCACTACGTAGCGCTTCTGATAATTGTCTATCGGTAATTCTCATTGAAGATCCGACTGGTACTGACATTAATTCATTTAATAAGTCAGCTTCTTTTTTATCTACATTTTCCAACACCATGCAAACGCCACAGCGCGCACGATTTATTTTTGGCTCAAGGCTAGCCAATTTGTCTACGAGAGACATAGCACCTCCGTACTAGGGTTAAGACTTACCCTAATACATGAAATGTTATTTTTTGCGTAACAACTCGACTATTAAATCTATTTTTGATTCCGTGTCGCGCTGACGTTTCTCTACAACATCAAGCTTTTTTGCTACATCTGGGAGGCTGAGACCGCCATTACTATCAATTTGGATTTGGCGTGTTGCGTCTTTAATTTCTCTGCGAAGTGGATTAAAGATCAAATATTTACCCACTCCAGAAAGAACAGCTGCAACACCAAGTATAAAGCCAATTAGATTATTAGCCTCAGAAAAGAATTCCATGGCGTGTAATTAGGTTTTAATGATGTAGTTAACAACTACGTATGGTTGTAAGTTGTTATGCGCTTCTCCACTGCCGTGGCTGTAGGTAAGGCTAGTTGAGTACGAGCCATTACTTCCCTTGACGTAAGTAGTTCCATCTCCACCACCAGCAGCTACCTGAATCTCATGACTAAAAGTAGGCAGTTGAGGAGTTGTTAAAGTATGAGTTTTAGCACCGCCAGTTTCGCCAAGTACATCAAATTCTGTTTGAGCGGAATCTAGGCCAACTGGAATTTTACCTTTTAAGTTAGGTAGGTAATATGTTGAGCCAGAGTGAGTTCCGTACTTATCTCCGACAATAGTAGCTAATGTCGGATATGTACTAGATGAAAATGCTGCGCCGTCACACAGTAACCAACCAGTAGGAACGTTAGCTGCAGCTCCAGCAAAAGCATTTATCACACCGGACGGAACTGTTACTAAGTTATCAAATTGTGATTGGATGTTAGAAGTAACTCCATCAACATAGTTAAGTTCTGCAGTAGTCGCAGTAACGCCATCTAAAAGATTTAGTTCAGCGGTAGATGCAGTAAGACCATCAAGAATATTAATCTCTGTGGCAGTAGCAGTGACCGCTACGTTTTCATTAATTTTTGGAGAAGTTAAAGTCTTGTTGGTTAAAGTTTGAGTCGCTGTAGTTCCAACTACTGCAACGCCAGAACCTAGACCATGAACAGCAGTAGTGGCATTTACGTGAGCATTGGCTTCATCGGCATCAGTAGCAGACCATGATGGCCAAATAGTAGCGCCTTGCGTGTGGTTAGACTCAGTAGTCCCATCAGCACCACGACCACCACTGGCCACAGTAACAACACTGCTAGTGCGAGATGAACATAGAATACGTTCTTCTTGTGCTGTGCCGGCATCAATTGTTACCCAAAAGTTATAGCCTTCAGCGCCATCTGGCCAGTTACTCGAAGAAGTAATACTAAAACTAAGGTCCCCAATATTAAAAGGAGCTGCCAGCGTAGTTGGTTTACCAGCTTGATATTCCCGACGTGCCATTTAATGCCTCACAAGATCTCTCGTAGAACTGCAACAAAGGTGCCTTGGAAACCACTCACTGATGAGCGTTTTTCAGGCAACCATTGATAATCATCCATTACAACTGTATAGGAAACTTCGCTCTCTTGGTAGACAAAAGGCAATTGGCGCTTATGTAGACCGATTAAGAAAGTGAAATCTAACCCTGGGTTTCCAGCCCAATCCCTATCCCCTACGTTGACAGAATCAAATAGAAGAATTGGTACTGAAAATTTACTTACGCGCTTAGGCGCTGGGTATGAGCGCAAAAGAACGCCGGTACAAGTTATGTCTGCACCAGTTAAAGGTGAGTCTGCAATATCGCCAAATGTTACACGAACTTCAAAGTTGCGACCTTGTTTACCAATAAAGAAATCACCCGTGTGTGTAGCGCCATCATTAGTTACTTCCCCAACAACATTCCATTCGCCACCATCGGCTGAGTAAGAAAGTTTCATTACGTTGCCATTAGTTAGCGCATTTAAACGGGCATCCAAGAAAGCTGCATACTTGTTATCAATAATTCCATGAGAGATTAATCCAGTTTCAAGTGTTGCAAAAGGAACCTTGGTGCTTAGTTCTGCAAAAATACCTTCGCCTTTAACGGCAAACACGCGCTTCTCATTAAAAGTAACAACGGCAACTGTGTCAGCAAGTACAGGATCAGCTGCTGTTGGGGTTTCGGCATTAGTTTCTAGTTCTGGCCACCCTGCCATGAGATCGCTTGAATAAGCAGGAGTAAGAGGACTAGAAAATTCAGAAAGGTCCATTCGGCCAAGGCCCGAACTATCTCCGTCGTAGTTACCCCAACCGAACCATACAAAGCGATCCTGCCCTTCAGTGCAATAAACCGGTTGACCAGTTTCAATTAATCCACCAATGGTTATGTAACCGCTAGTGTCAGTGTCTGCAAATCTTATTCCTTTAGATGTTCCAATTATTAAATATCCAAGGTATGCACCTAGGTGAGTAACAACTTCATCGTCAGGTAATTCGCCAGCGACAATGGCAGCTCCAAGAGAAGTGCCGTCTGCAGTAAGGGTTATTTTATGGATTACGGACTTATCTCCGTTGTATCCACCAAAGTAATGATGCCCACCTACACCAGTAGATGAGGTCCAAGTAAAACCTAAAGTTGATTTATTAATGATCGCTGTAGCGGTACCGCCAGCGCCAATTTCGTACATAATTCCAGTTGTGTTACTAGCGAATAATTTACCTTTGTTAAACCAGATTCCGGTCCAAGATCCGGATGGAGCTGCTACAAGGCTAGATGCGGAAGATGCCGAAGTAGTAGTGCTGTAAATAGCGCCAGGGTAAGCGATCCAAACATTCTTACCATCAGAGACAATTCCAACAGGTGAGCTAGCTGGAGTACCAGTAACTTCAGTCCAGCTCCAAGTTGTACCAGAACCGGTCGTGTAATAGGTCTTAGTGGCGTTGTAAGCGTATAAACGGGAGCCAGCGGTTACTAACCCGATACTTTCATTGGCTGCAGCTGGATTTTGCCTTACAACGTCATTTAGGGCCTTTATTTGACCTTTAGCCCAAACGTCCATTCCCTTAGATGATTTAAACCTATAAGGACTAGAAGTTTCTCTATCTGCATTTATCTGGCCGGCTCCCTGGTGCCATGAATCAAATGATCTACGCCAAAAGATTTCAGGACTAACAGAAGATTCTCCAGCGCTACGTGCGCTATCTGCCTGTGTACGTAGTAATGCAACTGAGTCGCGTCGGTAAAGGTTGCCACCCATAGGGTTAGCTAAATCTAATTGGTAAGGCTTGCCATCAATAGCAATTGGGAAAATCGCGGGAACTAAGTTAGTGGAACTTTCTTCTGAAGTATTTAAAGCTGCGCCAAAGTAAGCACCTAGGCTAAGGCCGTAGTTAGCGTTTACCACTAGGCATCCTTAATAGCTGGGTAGAACGCATCTAAGCGCTGTTTTTCAGCCTCAATTCTTTGCTGGCGCTGTACACGTAATCCCTTAACAGAATCGTAAGAAGTTCCAGGAGCAACTTCAGCAGCTCTGCGTGGATCACCTTGAGATTCAATAAATGTGCGCTTGATGTCGCGTCCAGCCATTAGGGAAATAGCAGCTCCTAGTGGCGGTAGATCCCAAGCTGTATTTGGAAGTCCAGTTGCAGACTTAGACGCGTAAGATCCAGATACGTGACGGAATCCTTTTTTGTAAGTCATGTGAACAATGTCGCCATTAGTAAATGTGCTGTCGTAAATAAATAACGCCATGCCGGACTCGAATCCTTCAGCGCCAGTTGGAGCGCCTTTTAGGATGCGGTACTTGTGGCTTGGAATACGTGGCCAGTCTTTGTAGTCTCCAACGCCTTCAATGCGAAGTTCAATTGGAGAAATAATTCCATAAGCTGCAGATAAGTCATAACCAGTCTTGGTTGCATCGTAAGATAACTCTGCAGTAGCAATCTGGAATAAGCCATTAGTTGGGGAACATAGGTCGTTTAGATCGTCATTTAATGCGCGTAAAATCTGTGAGTCTGTGAATCGAGGAGAGATGCGAACAATGCTCTCTGCGTCAAAATCCATGTCTAGAGTGTTGTCCCAAGCGCCTTGGACGGTAGCGCTGTTTAGGTTAGTGTTAACTTCCCAAACGTAAAATGTGCTAGTTCCAATGGAAATGATAGATCCAGGACGGATGCTATTGATACTGAATTCAAAGGACATAGTGCCTGATCCGGCAATGTAGTTATTCTTTAAACGGTTTAGTTGCTCTTGGTGGCCAGACATTAACCGTTCACGTGTAGCATCGATCCAGTCCTGTGCATTGGTCACGGTGTAGTCTCCTTGGCCGGTTCTTTAGGTGTAGTAACTGGAGCAAACACGGATTTTCCAGTAAGGTCCTCTACAAATTGTACCGCCTCTGTAACGGCCTTTTCTTTACCTTTATGGATCTGACCACTCTCGATCTCAAAACGAGTCGTAGCATCGCGCTCAAGGTCAGCAGAGCCGTCAATATGGGCAGGTTGATAACCCTGATCCCTTAGACGTTTGTAGGCTGGCATATCTCTATTCCAGCGCTTTTCTCTATTTTCGTTAGCATGATATTCCGGATTGCTACTAGCAGCTCCGGCGCTTAGTTGAACGGTAGAAACTTTACACATAAAACATCCCTCTTCAAATTGAGGATGTACTTGTCTTTGGTGAATTGTCATGCCTCTACCGTATAACCTGCAGCCTCCAAAAGTGAAGCCTCAGCTGCGGTTATATCGTAAACGTGTCCACCTAGATAGATGTATTCAGCATCGCCTGGATCGTAGTTTTCAACTGCGGTTCCGTTGGCACGCAGGTAAACATTGGATCCTTTAGGGGTACCTTTGTAAAACCTAAATGGCGCTGCAGTCTTATCCCATGGGTAAACGGGAGGATTGTAGCGCCGTACTGGTGGTTCAAATGTTGGCATTATTTCTTCTTCTTGGCTACTGCCATATTGTCTATTAAATTTGGGTAAGGACGTCCAGCTTTCTTAGCTCTTTGCTTAGCAGCTGATTTTTGCGCTGGTGTTAATTTTTTAGAATTCTTTTTAGGATTTGGTTTATCCCATACTTTTTTTACCATTTAACTTTATCCGCCCAGTAAGCTGCAGACATTTTGCCTTTAGCAATGTTTTTTGCGTGACGTGCCTTGAAAGACTTCTGGCGTGGCGTGGCCTTTTTATCGCCAGTAACGCCTTGTTGCCCAAAGCGAATTGTCTTAACTTGTTCTCCAGACTTAGCGACAACAACATGTGATTTAGTTGGATGAGTCGGTGTACGCTTTGGCTTGTTATAGCCAGACACACCAGCGCGCGCTATTCTGGAATCCTTTTTCATTATTTCTTCTTAGACTTCTTTACTGCTTTAGCGCCGTATTCCATCTTGCGTTCTTTTTTGCTTTCGCCTTTTTCGTGCTTCATCTTTGCACTTTTAGAAGCGTACTTTTCGCCTTTAATTGACATTATTTTTTCTTCGCTTTCTTGGCTTCAGACAATGCGATTGCAATGGCTTGTTTTTTAGATTTTACTACTTTTCCACCTTTACCAGAATGTAAAGTGCCGGATTTAAACTCGCTCATTACTTTATGAACTTTAGTTTTTTTCATTTTAATCCTTAAGAATGTGGGGCAGTTTCATCACATGCCCAGGTGAGTGGTACTAAGCGTTAGTACCGATTGATGATGCAGATTCGATGCGACGTAGAGCTGCCTCGCGGAATACGCTGTAGCCTACGAAGTGCTTCCAACCCATACCTTCGAAACGACGTAGAGCATCTGTTACAGGAACGTCAACCATGATTGGGTTTGAGCCGTAGCCTCCACCAGTTGAGTATGCCTTAGCAAGAGCCTGACGACCCATGATAAGTGTTCCGTAAACGTCGATTGTTCCAGTGCCGTTTAGACCGTCACCAGCGTTAGCGAACAATGGTGCGCGGGATGATTCCATGAACTGTACGCCTTGGAAGTTACCGATTACACCGTTGAAGATGCCGGATGGATCGCTGTATACGTGTGGATCTGACCAGTTAGTTCCACCAGTTGCGCCACGGAAGTCGTAGCTTACATCTGGGTGAATGATGCCTTTGTACATGCCGTTGAATGTAGCAACGTTAGCTGAACGTAATTCAGCAACTGCACGACGTACATCGTTACCTGTCAATGTGTCTGCTACGTCAACATCGTTACGGTCGCCGTCAGCGCCTGAGTAACGAACGTTTGAACCAGCCTGAGCAGCGTTGCGAGCAATGCTGTCTACAGAAACACCAGCGTTGAAACCAAGAACGTTAGCAACGATTGGGTTAACTGCTAGGAATGATACGGCGCGTAGTTTTGCAGAAGTCTGCACTGCGTTACCGTATTCAGCCAAAGTAACAGTTACTTGAGCATCGTCGATTGTTACTGGAGTAACGTCAGTTGTTTCACCAAGCGCTGAAGTAGCTGCAGCAAGTTCATTGAAGATAGTGAACTTTACAGTTGCTCCAGGAGATGTTAGGTCGGTTGTGCCAACTTCACAAACGCTGTCGTAAAACAGTTCTGGACGTAGTGAGAAATAGGCAAGCTTGTCATAGCCAGTTAAAACTAGATCAAGGTTGCTTGTACCTGTATTTGTAATTGTCATTTAATGTCCCTCCCAGGACTTTTAGTTAGACGAGGGATTTCCACTGACCAGGTTGTTCACTATCAATAATGACTCCCTGTGACTTTAGAATCTCAATTATCTCTTGAGGAGAATCGGCTTGATTGATCTTTGCGAATGGATCGTCTAGGCCTACGGATGATGGAATTGAACCTGCTCGCGAGATTCTGTCCAAGGATTCTAGTTCCTCGTTCGGAATCTGTGGCTTGCTAGCTTCAATAACGCCATACTCTTCAGCAGCAGCTTTAACGGCTTCCACTGAATATTCGCCATCGTATGCTTTCGCAAACAATTTACCTTGAGGGCTATCTAAGTTAATTCCGGCTTTCATGAAAGATAATTCTTTCTTGGCAGCTTCGGCTTCAGCCTTTGCAGACTCAGCAGACTTAGCTCGCTTCTCAAGATCTCTGATCCACTTTCGATCTTTCTGACCTGATTCTTGTGACTCTTCGTTTTCTTCAGTTAAGAAATCTTCTTCGTCGTTGTAGTTTTCCATTTGATTTATATCCAATTTCTGTATCGCGTAATAGCGGATAACCATTACGGCAGGACCTATGAGTGATTTGCAGCTTGGCTGCGTGGTAGACACCAACCGGTCAGTTGGGGCTATGCCACCTACACACGTTTAAGGTCTAACTAGGTAGTGCGGATACCTCAGTACAAGCATTTGGACCTTACAAAAATCCTATCATAAAAGAAAAAGGGGAGTGCGCTGCCTTAGAAGACGCACTCCCCACGGAGATGTAAGTTAATTATTACTCTAGCGGTTAGCCTTTTGCAAACCAACGACACCCTTTTCAGTAGTGGCCATACCGGAAGTCGCTTGAGTAGAGGCTAAGCGTCGTTGACGTTCTGCTTCAGCAGCCTTCTTATCTTCTGCTAAACCAGCTGCAGCTCCAATTGCTTGGCTAGCAGTTAAGTCGGCCTTTTCGCCCGAGATGCTTTCTTGAGCCAATCCAGCCACGGCAGATGTCTGTTGGAATAATTGATCCGACGAAATTAGATCCATAGATCCTGGCGCTATCTTTTCGGATAATTGTTCCGCTTCAGACTTAGTAATAGACATTCCACCACGCTGGGCAGCAGCAGCCAAAACGGCAGCGTTTGAAGCAGCTATTGGACTCAGCGCTGTAGTGGCCTTAGTAGGGTCTAGGAAGTACGCAGTGAGTTGATTTTCCTCTATGCCATACAAAGACTTCAATTGTTGCTTAACCTGCGGATTTGCCCTTGAAACGGCTTGTTGGGCAGCTTGCGCGCGAGAGCCTAATTCCTTTACGGAAATGTCGTTAGCAATCAAACTTGTATAACTATCTGGAGTGTCGTAAAAGCCTGGAATTGTGTATCCCTTTAGGACTTCTCGGTAACCCTGTTCTGCTTGCACATATTCCGCTTCACTAAGTAAGCCAAATCTAGGTTGACGGCCGGCTGCTACATCCTTCTCAATTGTTCTTTTACGCTCGATGTTTCCGGCAAATCTGCGTTCATATTCAGGAGTTTTACGTAATCCTGCCATAATTAAACTATCTGAGATGTTACCCTGAGCATCTGTGTTATCGGCAATTAACTTGCGCATAGCATCGGCTAATCCAGAAATGCCGTAACTGGCAAATCTATCTTGAATAAGTTGCAGTGCGTTTTTTGCTAATAATGTATCTTCGGCCATTTTATTCAAATCCCATCTGTTTAAGAATATTATCAGCTGCGCTCATTAATGATTCTTTACCGTTGCGTGTCTGTAGCCATTCGTCTTTACCTCGTAACATTCGAGCATGCTCATCTGCTGTAGGTAAAACATAGTTGCCATTTTCATCTTTGTAACTTAAGGCTTCTTTTATGTAAGGACTAAACATGTCTGCCTCAGTAGATGACTTTTCTAAAATATTCATAGTGTTATTGATGTATGGATCAGCCATTTGACGTGGGCTAAATCCGGCATCTATCTTTTCAGACAAGTGAGGATACATAATTTTTGCTTGCTCTTTAAACACTTGTTCAGCACCGGCTTCATCAGTTTGGCCTTGAACTAAATTCCGAACCAAGTCATAGGCCAATTGAGTGCTTAGGTTAATTCCATACTTTTGAGCCATGGCTTTAATCGCATCTTGAGCAACGCCGGAAGATCCAGCCAAATCGCCTTCGCCAATCTTTCCAGCCATGAATCCAAGTGTCCAAGTTTTTTCATCAAATCCTTGAGTTGTTTCTTGAACGGTAGCGCCACCTTTGCTAGAAACCTTTTGTACAGATGGGGTATTCTTGGCCGAATTAATTAACCCATTAGTAAACTCAGTTATTTCCTGCTCAGTAGCGGAACGTCCGAGAATTGCCCTATAAGCATTTATCGCTTTATCTCTAGCCTGTGCAGGTGTGTAATTTTGGATTTGTTTGCTAGTCGATGAACCACCACCGCCACCGCCACCGGAACTTGGAACCATGGATAGGAAATCCTGTACAGAGCGATTAACGTCGCCGACAGAATAAGCAGCTGAAGCATAATCAACGGCGCGATTATATACTTTTACGGCTTGATCTACGCCCCTAAAATCAACGGCTGGATCTATAGAAATTAATCCAGTTTTATACATCCAAGTTCCAAGTTCCAAAGTCTTTGGATCTTGGATAATCAAGTTACCTTCAAAGGTTTTCTTGGCTTCACTAACAGAAACTACAACAGGAGCCTTGGTGATAGTAGATGGACCAAATTTTGTTTTAGATCCAGGCGTCATAAGTACGGAACCGGTACCTAGGTAGCTACCTGCAATAGTATCTAGCTTTGCGTTAATCTGTTCATTTGCAAGCCTATTGCTATGCTGGGTTCTAGTTTCATCAGTTTCGTCGTCCTTGCCATCTCCGTCAACATCGACAAATTTCTGTTCTGACATTTTTTATCCTATCTTTTGCAAAAATGGTTGGCCGTCGCCTACATCAAAAAATCGATCATAGTAGTAAGCCCATGTTTCATTTTGGCTTCTTAAGTTTTCAAAAGCCAATCCTGCCTCTTCCTTAATTGCATCTTTCCACGCTTGGTTAGGTGCTGCTTGGTAAGCAGTGGCGTAGGCATTTTGAAGCGAAACATATTGAAGCGCTTGATTTGTCCACCCATCAGGATCCTGATCTTTCATCCATTTGGGATCATCAACCATCATACTAATTGCTCTAATAGCTGCAGGTTGAACAATTCCGTTTGCCTTTGGCTCCCATTCTTGAACCCACCAAGTCGGATTATCCTTTTGTTGAGAATTAAGCCAATTTTTGAATTTTTCATTCTCTTCTCGGACTTTACTATTAGTCGTGTTGCGACTAGATAGATTTGGGTTACCTATGCTAATACCAAAGTTTTTAATAGCGAGATCTCGCGCATCGCGATTTTTGTAGTAATCGTAATTACCTTTTGACACAGCAGCTTGGTTAATTGCCTCTTGTGGAGTCAACGTTTCATAGAATCCATTTTCATACATCCAGACGCGAGAAGCTGGATCAAATTCAGTAGATCCATTTTCCTTATTTAGAATCATTCCAATAAATTTATTGCTTGCATCAGGAACTAAACCATCTACGGCATTTACTAATTCTTTATGTTTCATTGCCATGTTTACTGAATCCACTGTACTTAAAACTCCACCAGGGTTTTTTGACATGGAAGCAGTGGCAATCCACCAATCAGGGTAGTCATCATAGAATTCTTGAAAAGCATTTTCTTTCCATTTATCTTGATATTCTCTCCAGATGTTCATCATGGTATTAACTTCGCCAGTGAATTGAGGAATGAAAGGTAGCGAAAGGTTATTTATACCCTTCATTACTAAAACAGCTGCAGTTTCTTCAGCCACTTTGGATTCAATTTCATCAAGTCGCATGCGCTCTATTTCGCCAGTTTCCATGCGATGTACGTATGTCATGTAAATCTGTAAGTTAATACGAGAATACTCAGCTGCGTCTACACCCTTAAGTAGTGCGTACCCGCGCTTAGCAACCGGAGGTAAAGCGTCATAAAATTTTGGATCTGTTGTGATGTTTTCACTTGGAATAATTTTGTCTATTATCCATCGAGCCGGAAAAACTTCTCCAGTTTTGTTGAACCAATTTTGGTCAATATTTGGATTCTGTTTTACTAATTCTTCGACTCCAATAACAACTGCTGGTCCTAAGCCAATTGACGATGCAGCAGCTTCTAATGCGGATCCGGCAATTTCCGTTCCAACATTAGTTGCTCCAAATTTTGATTCATCTTCAGAGGTGATTCCAAGCCTCATACCTGGAAATACCAAGTTGAAAGACTTAGTATCAAATTTTAATTCTGGATACACGGACAATGCTCTCGCGTAAGCGCTATCTTCCGGAAGTGAATCTACTATCCATTTTGGCATGTTAATGGTTACAGTTCTGTTTCCATTTTGCTTATCGTAGTCAGCGTAATGGTTGATGTAATTGAGCATCCAAACTCGACGCGCCAAAATTGATGGGTCGTTCCAAGTTACTCTGCCCCAGTTTTTTGTACCAGTTATAGCTGCTTGATAAAATCCACTAAGGAATGGGACGTTACCAACGCCATTTAATTTACGTGTTGCTGTGTATAAATAGCGACGAGATTCAGCTATTGCTCTTGCTCTCGCTGATGTATGTAACGCATACATATCCGCCTGAGTAGGTTCAAATCCGGCCTTGTACCATTGCTTTGCAATTTGCTCAATGTGGTTGTTGTAAACAGTTCCACCAAAAGGCCAACGAACTAAATTATCTTCTGGAATCTGACCAATGTATTTGAAAACCTTTGATCTAAAGTCTTTAAACATATAAGCCATTGATAGATCCTTATCGGAAGCGCGTAAAAGTTTATTTGCTTCAATAGCCCTTACTTGTTCTTCTGGTGTTAACGTACGCCACTCAGCAGATGGCTTTTCAACTTCAGTTTTAGTTTTCCATCCCTTAAGTCTTGAACTTACTTTTATGTAACTTTCATCCAAAAGTCGACTGGCTGAAGTAAGTTCATATTTTAAATTACCAGTTTTATCTGTTGCGTCTTCAGCAGTGCCACGGATGCGTTTAAATGCTTGCGCGCGTTTACGGGTAGCGTCAACTAGTAAATCTCCAGTTATAGGACTTAAGTTAAATCCGCGATCCTCTAGGTAATACCGTATGCGCTCTGGTCTAATCGATTCTCCTGCTTTAAGACTTAATATCTCATTGCGCAATTTAGCTTCTGGAAAATAACGAGTAAATAGTTCCTCAATATCGTCCACGTAGCGTTCTTCGATGCTTCGGTTGTCTACGTTTCCAATACCGAGTCTGACTAAATCCCTAGCATCCATGTTTTCTAATAACTCATCAACTGGCATGTGGGTATCTATCCAAGATATTTTCTCATCGA